GCCTTGGGGTGTGTCTTGTGCTGGTGTTCCGCCAATCCAGCTAATATCGCAGGTGGTAAAACTAGAATAAATAGCGTTTACATCATTAAGCGTTACTGCGTTGTAACCATTTTCATGCTGCCAAATTGGATAACCACCAGTTACATTATAAAAAGCGTTACCGACAACGGGCGCAGGGTTTGTAATTGGTTTATTAACCGTAATTAATGTTACCCCAGTAGCACCAATTGTAGTATTGTAAATGTGCTGACTGGTTACAATTTGATAAATTACATTTGGTTGTGGTGTGTCTAGCGTTAGATAAGTACCCGGCGCAAAGTTTGGTGTAACATCTCCAGCCGCGTACAATTGATTTGCGGCTGGCGCGGTTAGACTTGGTGGGTTAGCAATAATCTGTACAGGCGGTCCAGAATATGCCGCGTATTCCCAACCAGACCAAATAGGACGCGGGAATGTTTCAGTTGTGTAACCACATGAACGACGGCAACCTACTGCCTGACCAGCGTCGTACCAGATGTTGTCCTTGGTGTTATAAATAACAGCGTCTGTGCATTCTGTTGCACTTCCACGAGGATAAAAAAACCAAATCTCATTATACCTAGGCACTTTTGTTGCCCAAACTTTTTGGCGTTGTGCAAAGTTGATGTTATCAAATACCCAGTTTAAGTTTTTATCATTAGGGAGTACTTTGACCTGACCGTTGTATAGATAGAAACGATCAACACCCATCCAGTAATAAATGCCGTCCATTTCGCAGACAGCGTTTGATGACATAATAGAGCATTGGCTTGAAACTATATCGTATGACCAGTATGTCGGTGGGGTATTCACAAACGACACACGGATCAAACTATCGGTAGCCCAAAACAATCCAGACGGAGAGTTTGTACCACCACGAATTGGAATACCTTTTACTATCTTACCTGCCGCAACGTTTACCTGGTTGGCAAGGGGGCCATTCCAGTCTGTGAGGGTTGGCGACTGCAATGTTGAATCCACATTGTTATTGGCAATAAAACCATTTGACCCGTACACAAATATGAACGGATACAACATACAGACACCACCATCTACAGAGATGGGTTTGTATGTTGGGTTTTGGCCAGTACTATCAGCTAATCCTTGCATGGTCCATGTAAAACCAGTGCCAGGTAATTGAGGACCATAATAAACTTGACTTGGTATACCGCTATCAATATTATTTAATGTCAGACCAGGATGTGCTAATAAGTTTAGTAATCCATCTGCGCCATTAAATTGAAAATCAAACTGCCAGTTTAAATTTGGATTAGGTTGAAAGTATGTGTTTGCAAGCCATACACCAGTAATGGGGGCGCCAGTATAGTTTGGCGTAAAGTTTACCGTTGTAACTGGGCTTGCAAAGCTAGAGCTTGTTACGGTATAAATTACAGGATTTGTGCTTTGGGCAAATATTACTTTTGTACCAACTGGGTATACAGAAGTATAATTAACTGGCGTTGCGGCGGTACTTGTAATAGCAAAAGAGCTAACTGTATTTGTAATAGTGTCACCAGTTACTGGCAGTTTGGAATAGCCAGCTAACATATTAACAACATAAGGCCCACTGCCAACACCCAAAGACTGTCCCGTGGTAAACGCATCTAAACCATTGGCGTTACCAGCAAACACATAGTTAACGCCGTTTTCGGAGGTAGCAATCATGCCTCGTTCAATGCCATTGAACGATCCAAACATCTCTAAGTAGCCACCCATCTTTACTGGAACGCCGCGTTGAAAACGACACCAAACCCCATCGTTGTACTCACGCGATTCAAATTTGGTACCGTCCCGCTTAATACCAGGCGTTACACCAAGTGTGTAGATTAGGCTATACTGCTCGCCAACTTGTTGGTTTGCCATCTTTTAGTATGTTCCACCAGCAATAAGCGCAGCGTTAAACTGCCCATTTGCCGTAATGATAGGAGCGCTTGGATTGCTGTTGTTAATAGTAAATAGGTTAGTACCGCCAGCTGAAAAACCTAAGATGCCGGGCGATACCAAATACATGCCCGTTGAGTTGTCATTTAAAAAAGAATACGATGGGGCTGAAGCGGTACCATTATTAGCAAAAAATTGACCATTTGCAGACTGTTGTGAGATAGCGTATAAATTAGTGCCATCACTAAAAGCAAAAACAACCTGACCCGTGCTAACTACTACGGGGGTAATTAAACTATTTTCTACTTTAAATTGTAAATTGTATCCGCTCTGTCCAGTTTGGTTTACTAAAATATAAATTTGAGTAATCTGTGGCAGTACAACCTGTAAATTTGTTGTCCTTGTACCAGATAGCGCAACATAAGTTTGAATAATCGGAGCGTATGATACAAGGTTAAATGTGCCCCCAACAATAACATCCACGTCATAAGTATTTGCAGTAAATGTGACATTGGTTGGGTTAGCTAAACCAACTGTAAAAAAGTTACCCGTTGATTTTTCAAAAATAATAACGCCAGAATCGCCAGGGTTTGTTGGAATGCTTGAAGAGCTATTAATTTGTGATGGTGCTTGCGGTGTGATTGTCAGCGTACCAGTTCCGTTGTTACGGAACATAATATACCAGCCTTGTTGCAATGTGCCTGCTGCTGGTAAGGTGATTGCGCCTGCACCAGATTCCCAGATGTAAGTGTATGCACGGTTGGCATTAGTAATCCCGGGGTCTGCAAAAATTTCAACAGCATTTGTTGATGTTGCTAATTTGCCATTTAAGGCAATTAAACCTGGGCCAGCTAAGCTCGCTGCATCAGCAAAAGAGGTACCAATACCAAACTTAACATTTTGCCAAACACCAGCTGGGGTTGTATTATCTGCTAGATAAAAATAACGAGCTTCACCAGATAGCAAAGTTACAGACTGAGTGCCAATAATATCGGTAACAAGGATTGTAGAAGGTCCAAAATTACGAATAAGAATGTCGGTACCTACAGCACCTTGCAGTGCATCTGGTAACAGTATAGTGTAAGCGCCAGTGGGGGTAACATCAAGGATACGCGGCGCTACAACTTGAGTTGGATTTACAACAGATGGCCAGTATAGTTGTGTGTTAGCTGTAAGTGACAGCGCAAGATACGATACATCTGTTGGTACAACAACTGTACCCGTAAACGGACTTGTATAGGTTGGAGTTGTCATTCTTAATCCTGAACGGTAGTGTTACGATCAACGCGTCTTGTGGCGTCTTCTTGTTTAATTGAAGCCAAGGCGTCTTGGTAGTAACTTTTCCAAACTGCTATTTTGTCAAGCGCCTTTAAGAAAATTTGGGCGTGGTACATACAAGCGTATAGCATTAGTTGAGGCACTGTGGCTGTAAATAGGTTTTGTTGGTTTGTTGTGTCTAGCGGTTGTACTAAACTATAGTAGATAATTTCTACTGGGTATTGCTGATCTGGAATAGGAGCAAAATTCCAGTTTGAATAATCATAGTCGCTGTAGTAAAGTGGTTTTCCATTAGCAGATTCTGTTTGCATTTGAGCAACATAATCTTGTGAGCGCAACAAGATTGGCTCCCCGTTTATTTTCATGCTAATTGTCTTACGCCATCTTGCTGGTTTGTTTAAAACACTTTGTAATTGCGCTAAATTTGTTTCTACGACATTTAATTGCAACAGCGCTTTTAGTTCAGCAGCAATAGAATTCTCAGCCAACGAAATAATTGTTGGGATAGTTGCCACAAAGTCAGCATCGGTACGCTCTGAATAGTTGATGATGTCAGCAACTAAAGAATCGTATGTCATTACAGTTGTAGATGTCATCTTGTATACGGAGAAATATTAGGTTGCAGGTAGATCGGCGATTTGTCGCGGTCTTGCTCTTCAAATTCTGTACGCGCAATTAACGCTTGTTGTTCTAAGTAGCCAACACGCGCCATGTCAACATTAGGTAATTGCATAGACATCTTGTGCGATAGTGCGGCTTGGATGTAAGGTATTACCCGATTTGGCATGTACAATTCGTTAGACAAGTCTCCAACATCTTGTGGGCAGATGTCTACAATAAATCTAAATATCTGAAAATTATTTTGAGGCGTTGGCCACATGTACAACTGCGGAGAAATTTGGCGATCAAAATAATATTGCAAAACCCGCGCGCTGTTAAATTGCGGATTTGGCAAATTGAAATAGTCTGTTCTATTAAGGCGAGACATTGGAATAATTTGCGTAGACACGGCAAACTGGGTAGAGCGCAACGAGAATGTTGTAGCTGTGTTGCGGTTTTTAATGCGGAAGAAGTTCCACTCTTGCGTGGTGTTGATTGGGTAGTACGCCCACTCCCTATCTGCCAACACGGTATCTGGAAATGATTCCCACAGCTCCCAAGTAATGCCATCTCTTGATACTTCTAAATTTAGGCTATAGGTTGTTACAGTGTTGGGGGAGTATGCGTTAAAGCCAATGTAAAACAAACGCTGTGCTTGGCTGTATGATGCGCCAAAGTAGTTGTCTGTTAATGTAGATGTTGCGTGCAAACCAAGGTCATAGTTTTGATCTTGGTTAAATAGCACAAACGCATTCGGATTACTTAATGGCAACGCTGCAGTTACTTGTGGGTTGTAGCTAGACATCCACGCCGCTTCAAGAACGTCATTGTACTGAGGTGGCATTGTAAGGTACTGCTGATCTGTTTGTGCACCCATGTACACAAACTTTTGCAACCAAATATTAATGCCGCGGTTTGTGGAGTTTTGGAGGATGTAGAAAAGTGCCTGCTTAGCGGCTTGAGAATATTCAGGCGTGACTTCTTCCGCCTGCTTACCAGCATCACGTAGTGCGTAGCTAATCAGTTGATCGACCGTTATCTTGGTCTGGTTGTAAGTATTACTATACATTATCTTCCACGTCCAGCTGCACGCTTAGGTACTTTGTTAGGTAATTTGTTTGACGCTGGGCCAGCTTTAACAAATTCTTTACCAACTTTTTTAGGAATACCAAGAGTAGATTTACCCTTAGCTGCGGCGTACATTGCACCCATCTGCGCCTTTGATTTCATTGGCATTATTTACAAGCCTTTCCACCGCGTTTATAACCAACTCGAATATTAGGATTTTGACCGGGAAGTAATTTAGAACCAGGTGCAGCAACGCCCATGGCACCAGAGGGTTGCCCGACTCCAAAGCCAGGTTGTACTGGTTGCGGCTCCGCTGTTACCATCCCGCCAGATTGATACTTCTTAGCGGAACCGCTAGTTACTTTTTTGCTACGCAACCACCTGCTTTTTTGTAACCCATTTTGTTACGAACATCGGTAGGTAGCTTAGCTAAACCAGGATTTGCTTCAGCGTCAGTATCTTTTAACATGCCGCCTTCGGCTAGTTTTTTAGGTTTGATGTCTTTTGCTTTTTCAATGCTGTCTAAGTCACCAGACTTTTTCTTAGCTCCATAAACACCAACTGCGCCGCCTTCTTTATACTTAGACATGCCACCGCCGCAGTACTTCTTAACTGTGCCCTTTTCCTTCTTAGCACGGCCACCCTTTTTGAGCTTAGACAAATCAGTCTTTTCACCTGGGTGCTCTTGTTTGTCGTGCATGCCAAATGCTTTCTTGACAATCTTTTTGTCTTGAGCTATGTCAGAACTCGTGTCTGCTTTACCAGCTTTACGGGACTTGTACGCAACCTGGCCGCCTTCTTTATAACAATTAATTTTGGTGTTCTTTTTAAAATCGTCCATGTTCAATCCTTTATATTTAACATAATCCATTTTGCAAATTCTTTTAATTGATATGAATTTGCGTTTGAT